TCATAGCAGGCTCCTTTCTTTCCTGCTGGCAAGGCGCATCGAGATCACCGACAGGGCTTCCGAGCCGAGCGGCTTGAACACCGTGGCAATGACGACTTCGCCCTTGAATGCCCCGATGGCCATTGAGCGGCCAGCCTTCGCAGGGATCACCAGCGAGTTTTCGAAGAACGCGAAATCCAGTTCAGCCATGTCCAAGCCGTGCTTGGAGATGTTCCGGAGGCGCTTCGTTTCGTCGTAGGCGATCAGCACGCATTATTCGTACACGAAAATTATGCGGACTGCAAGAATAAAAGTGTACGGAAATTATTCTACGAGGTGTGATGTCTGACCTGTCCGCCAAACAAGAAGCGTTCGCGCTCGCCTGTGTCGAGACTGGCCATGCCGCCGAGGCTTACCGGCGCACGCATGATGTCGGGGCCGACACCAGGCCCGAGACGGTCTGGAGCGAGGCAAGCCGGCTGCTTGCCGACCCACAAGTGTTTTCAAGGGTCAAGCACCTGCAGCAGCAAGCCCGCGACCTTGCCATGGTTTCGATCGGCACCTTGATGGCCGAGCTTGAACTGGTTCGGGTCAAGGCGATGGAAGACGACAAGGGCGCGTCCGCGGCGATCTCGGCGATCATGGGCAAGGCCAGGCTGCACGGCCTGCTGGTCGACAAGGCGGAGGTGACCGGCAAGGCCGGCGCGCCGCTGAGCTCGACGGTGGACGAGCTGTCCAAGAACGACATTGCCCGCCGTGTCGCCTTCCTCCTGGCGCAGGGACTGCCCGATGCAGCTGAGTGAAGTGCTGGCCGCGCTAGAGGCGCTGCCACAACCGGCGCGGCAGGAAGTGATCGACGAGGCGGTCAAGGCGTCGGTCGGGCGCTACATGATCCCCAACCCCGGCCCGCAGACCGAAGCATGGCTCTCCAAGGCCGATGAAACCTTCTATGGCGGTGCGGCGGGCGGCGGCAAGACGACGCTGATCTGTGGGCTGGCGCTCGAAGAATTCCAGCCGGCGCTGATCCTGCGCCGGCAGGCGACCCAGCTCAAGGGCATCGAGGACGAGCTGGCGCGGATGCTCGGCTCGCGTGGCGGCTACAACAGCCAGTCGCATGTCTGGCGCCTGCCCAATGGCGGCAAGATCGAGCTGGGCGGCGTGCCGCACGAGGCCGACAAGGAAAAGTATCAGGGCCGGGCGCATAGGCTGAAGGCCTTTGACGAGATCACGCAATTCAGCGAAAGCCAGTACCGCTACATCGTCGGCTGGCTTCGCGATGCCAGGGGCCGGCGCTGCCGCATTGTCGTCACCGGCAACCCGCCGACTTCGGCTGAAGGCATGTGGGTCATCCGCTACTGGGCGCCATGGCTCGACAGGAGCCACCCCAACCCGGCGGCATCTGGCGAACTCAGATGGTTCACAACGATTGGCGGCGAGGACCGGGAAGTCGCTGCCGACTATCTCGGGCCGAAGGGCGAGCGGCCACGTTCCAGGACCTTCATCCGCTCGATGCTGGAAGACAACCCGGACCTGATGGCGACGGGTTATGCCGCGCAGCTCGAAAGCCTGCCTGACGAGATCCGCGAACGGCTTCGCTACGGCTCGTTTGTAACAGAGGGCAAGGACGATCCCTGGCAGGTGATCCCGACCAAATGGATAAGGCAAGCGCAGGCAAGGTGGACCGACACACCGCCTGATGTGGCGATGACGGCCGTTGCCGCCGACATCGCGCAAGGTGGACCAGACAAGACGCAGATCCAGAGCCGGCGCGACTGGTGGTATTCGCGGCTCGTCAGCTATCCCGGTAGCGACACGCCTGACGGTCCGACGGTTGCCGGCCTCATCATCAAGGAAATGCGCGACCGATGCCGTGTCGTCGTCGATGCCGGCGGCGGTTATGGCGGCGATACGCTGACCCAGCTTGCCCATGCCGATGTCGACTGCTTCGGCTTCAAGGGCGGCAGTGGCTCGGCCTCATCGACCCGTGAAGGCATGTACGGCTTTGCCAACCTCAGGGCGCAAGCCGTCTGGCAGTTTCGCGAACAACTCGACCCGGCCTATGGCGCGCGCATCGCGCTTCCGCCTGATGCCGAGCTCGAAGCCGATCTCGCCGCTTACCGTTACGAAATCCGCGCCGGTGGCGGTGGCGAAGAGATCATCGTCCAGCCGAAAGATGCGATGCGCGAAAAGCTCGGACGCTCGCCCGACAAGGGCGACACGACAATCATGCTGTCGGCGTCAGGCATCGGCGGGCTGAAGCGCCCGAAGGCCGCACAGGAGCGGCGCGAACAATCAAGGATGCGGCTTCGGTCGGTGACGTCAAACAGTGCCTTGAAGGCCAAACTGCGAGGAAAACGCTGATGAGTGGACTTTTCGGTAAGAAACAGCAGATGCCTGAGCCGGAACCGCCGGCGACGATGCCCGACCCGGAAGACCCGTTGGCCAAGCGCCAGCGCAGTCGCACCCGTTCGCTGGCGCCGGCGGCAAAAAGCAGTGCCGCCACCGACCGCCTGGCGCAGGTGCCTGGCACGATCGGGCGTGAGTTTTCGCGCGGAACGCTTGGGGCGAGCTGATGAGCGATCAAGCAGGCCGTGACCTGATCGACATCGATACGCGCCTGTTTGCCGCGAAGGGCTCGCTCGACAGCCTGTATCAGGAAATCGCCGAGTTCCTTTATCCCGAGCGCGCCGACTTCACGACGGAAATCGTGCTTGGGCAAGAGTTCGCGGCGCATCTGACTGATGCCACGCCCGTCTTGATGCGGCGCGAACTGGGCGACCAGATCGGCTCCATGGTGCGGCCCGATGGTCGCCAGTGGTTCAAGGCGGCAGCGTCAAACAAGCGCGTCGGCCGGGATCGTGGTGCCCAGTCGTTCCTCGAATTCATGACGGACGTCAACAGCGCCATTTTGAATTCGCGCGACAGCGGCTTTCGCCGCGCGGCCCAGCAGATCGAGCATGATTTCGCGGCGTTCGGCATGGGCTGGCTGCAGGTCAGCTACAACAAAAACCGCGACAATCTGCTCTACCGCTGCCACCATCCCAAGCACATGGCCGGGCAGGAGGGGCCTGACGGGCAGGTCAACCATGTCCACCGCAAATGCGACATGACGGCGGCTGCCATGGCCCATCTGTTTGGCGAGGCGAAGCTGCCGCAACAGGCGAAGAACGCGCTGCGCGACAAGGACCTCAAGGCGACGTTCAAGGTCCGCCACATCTTCATTCCGCTGGAGCTCTATGAGCCGCACCGCAAGTTTCCCAAGGGCGCGAAGTGGGCCGACGTCTATGTCAGCGAAGACGGCACGATCCTTCAGGAACTGCCGGCTTTTACCTTCGATTACATCGTGCCGCGCTGGTGGCTGTTGTCGGGCAAGTTTTATGCGGTGTCGACGGCGGCGTCGATCGGACTGACCGAAAGCCGCATGCTGCAGCGCATGAAGATGACGATCATCGAGGCGGGCGAAAAGCAGGTCGACCCGCCGCTGGTCGCAACGCAGGACGCGCTTTTGTCGCCGGTCGATCTCGGCGCCAACGGCATAACCTTCATCGACAGCGAATATGACGAACGCCTCGGTGCTGCGCTCCGCGTGCTCGACCTTGGCAAGAATGTCGGCCTTGGCATCGACCTGATCAACGACCAGCGCAACCAACTCGGCGATGCGTTCTTCCTGAGCAAGCTGCAGCCGATCGCCCAGGCCGACAAGACCATGACGGCTTACGAGGCTGCGCAGCGCGTGCAGGAGTGGATCCGCAACGCCATGCCGCTGTTCGGGCCCATCGAACACGAATGGACCGGTGCTGTTCTCGACCTGACGACGGAAAAGGTGATGCGGGCCGGTGGCTATGGCCCGGTCGGTCGCAACGGCGTGCCGGTCGACATGCCTGACATCCTGCTTGGCCAGAACATCCAGTACGAGTTCAACAATGCGCTGAAGGAAGCACGCGACCGCCAGGTCCTGAACGCCTTTCAGGAAAGTGCTGGTGTGCTGCAGGCCGGTGTGTCGCTCGATCCGTCGCTTGCCGGCGAAGTCGATACCCGCACGATGTTCCGCGACGCGTTTGCCGCGGTGCCGAATGGCCGTGCCGACTGGCTGATCGATGCAGAACAGGCGGCAGCGAACCGTGAGCAGGCCCAAAAGGCGATGGCTGAGCAGCAGCAGATCGAGCAGGTCGGCAACGGCGCTGCTGTCGCCGGCCAGGTCGGTGATGCCGCGCAGTCGATCCGGGCGGCACTTGGACAATGAGCCAGAAACACTACCGCCCCTGGCATCCTGTCACGGTTCGCCCTGACAATGAGATGCCGCGCAACGACCTGGAGATCCGCAAGGCCGATTGCGTTGCCCTTCAGGCGCTCGCCGCCGGCATTGCCAATGAGGACCAGCAAAGGCGCGCGCTAACGGCGATCCTTTCCATTTGCGGCATGCACCAGATGGCGTGGATGCCGGCAGAGCATGGCGGCGAGCGCGACAGCGCCTTCGCAGCCGGAAAGCAGCATGTCGGCTTCCAGATCAGGAAGCTGATTTCCCATTCCCTTTCCATTTTGACAGGTGAAAACAATGACCGACCAGCTCACGACAGGCGCTCCGGCAAGCCAGCCGACGAACGCAACGCCGACCGCGCCAAACCCTGACCCGGCAGCAACGCCGGCGCCGGCATCTTCTGCCCCCGCGCCGGCCGCTGATCCTGCCGCCGACGCTGCTCTTCAGTCGTTCCGTGAGCAGCTGGCCGGCGGCGATGCCGCGATGATGAAGCAGCTCGAGCGCTACAAATCGGCCGACGACATTTCGAAGGCCTTCCGTGAGGGCTACAAAAACGCCAAGAACGGCGGCAAGCTGGTCGAACTGACCGACAGGTCGACGCCTGAAGAGGTCAAGGCCTACCGCGAGGCCAACGGCATCCCCGACGACGCCACCAAATATCCGGGCGACTTCCGCGACGGTTTCGAGGTCACTGACGCCGACAAGGCGATCCTCTCAGACTTCAAGGCCGCGATGCATGAGCGCAACGTGCCGCCGAAGGTCGCTGCCGCGGCACTCGACTGGTATCAGGATTTCGCCGCCACCCAGGCGCAGGACCTGAATGCCCAGCTGGCGAAGGTTGCCGGCGAGACCCAGAAGTCGCTGCGGGCCGAGTGGGGTGGCGACTATGACGGCCAGATCGGCGCGGCGCAGGAACTGATGAAGGCGCATCTCGGCGAGGACGGTTTCGGCCAGATGATGGGGCTGCGCCTGATGGACGGCTCGCGCCTGCAGGACAGCCTGCCATTCGTGAAGATGATGGCGACCATCGGCGCCGATTATTACGGCAGCACGGCCATCCTCACCGGCGACATCGAGGCGGCCGGCAAGACGCTGGAAGCGCAGAAGCAGGACCTTTTGGCGCTGCGCGTCTCTGACCCCGAAAAGTTCAAGAGCGACGATGTTCAGGGCAAGCTGACCAAGATCTATGCCCAGCTCGAAAAGGTAAGCGCCCGCAAGTGATCCGGGCAGCTGCAGACTGATCGCGGCACCCTGGTAACGGCCCCGCACCTTCCTGAAAATCAAAGCTGATGTGACGCCCCGCACCGGGGTGAGTAGCGGCCCCGTGCCTGGGCACGGCATCCCGCGAAAGCTTCGATACGGCACCCTGATCACGGCTGAAAGAAACCCCTCCAATCATCATCAAAGGATATCGCAATGGCCTATGCCATCACGAAAACCCAGTACCGTGATGAGTGGGTCGTCGCCTTTCAGCGCGGCGAAACCTACCTCAAGGACTGCGTCACCAAGGAACTCATGATCAGCGGCCTGACGGCCTCATTCGCGCTCCAGGGCGCTGCGGGTCGCATGACCAGGCGCGGCACGAACGGGCTCATCCCGTCGCGTACAGGCGGCAGACTGGCTGGACTATGCCACCCGCAACACGCCTTTGGTCAATCTGGCCTATGTCAGGCCGGCGCTCGACTTCCTGTTCCTAAGCTCGATGCGGGAGGCGATGAGCCCCGGCTACCTCAGGAAGACACAACGCGAACGGTTGCGCGACCATGGGCAGAAAAGCTTCGCACCAAAGCCGTTGCGGCCGTTCGGCTGATCGCGAGCGCCCCGCCGAATTTGACCAGACGAGCGCAAGCGTTTCGGCCGGCAATGATGCAGCCGGCAAAGAAACCCGGCGACCCGAACGACATGGCAATCGGGTTGAAATGCCGCAACGGTTGCCGCAGCGCTTCACATCAGGGGGATCGCAACCAGTGCTGGAAACGGCTTGCTATCAGGCGTCATTGACCGAGGGCGTTTTTTTGGAAAAAGGCGCGAAACACCAACCTGCCGGCGGTTGGAATTGCAATCGAACGAGCAAACGAAACCAACGCCCACCTTCGACGTGTTCGTTGTTCGCAGCCGCCCTTTTTCCATGGAGCGGCAAGAAGCTGCGAAATTGCCTGGTCTTCGGGGAGACTACTGACGACCGAATGCGAATCTAGAGCATTTCCGCTTTTCTTCGAATCGCGGAGTCGCTCTATCTTCTTGTTTTTGCGCAATTCCGGACGGAAAACCGCTACGCACTTTTCCTGGAATTGCTCTAGCGCCGGCGCCCATAAGTCCCCCGACCAACGCCCAATAGACGGCGCCATGCCGGAATGGCGCGCTGATCCAATAGGGGAAACTGATTGCATTGCCCGCTGCTGCATAGACCAAAAAGCCGACGACAACCGCAATCACTGCGTCGATGCCTGCTGCGACGCGTGGTTTCAATGCTGATCCCTGCATAGCGGTGCACTGAACCCGAAATCACTCCTGTTTCAAGGCTGGCTTTCGTCACAGACGACAGGGTTCGACCATCCGTCCCACTCAGCATGGCAATCGCCGCCGCCCATGGCTTTCATGCGCCAGCTGATGCCGGGAATGTGGTCGGTGATGTTGGCCAGGCCAAGCCACAGCACCGCCACCGTCACGATGCCGATCAGCCAGCCGAGCCAGTCCTTGCTGGACGCCTTTGCGATCTTGCTGCCGATCCAGGCGCCGGCCGCGAGTGCGCCCGCAAGGCCACCATAATACAGCAGATAGGCAGCAAAGGTCTCGGCGACCCCGGCGACGAAATCGCGCTCACCCCATGCCGCGCGGACAGAGTCGAGCAGGACGATGGCGCCGATGCCGGATGTCCACCGCGCCCAGGCCGGCCATTCCGACCATCGGTCAAACAAGAAAACAAGCATGGGTGCCCCCCAGATCGCCGCGGCCTGCGGTCGCTCGCGCCACCCGATTTTATGCCGGTTCTGCCCGCAACGATCAAGGTTAGCGCAGATCATTGCGAAGTGCTGCGTCCGTAGATCTGCGCTGGCGTATTGCCGTGTGGTCATTTCAACAGGGGCGGTTCTTGGGAGCTGCCCTTTTTTTATGGAGCAATAGCTGATGGCTGGAACAGAATTCGACAACACACTGCATTGGGGCTTGTTTCTCACCGGAACGACGCTTTCCAGCGAAACCGGCAAATATGTCCGTGTGTCCGAACTGGTGCTGTCGGCACTCCGGGCAGCAGGGGTCTTCTCCAACATGGTCGACGGCGTCGCAGCACCTGCCACTGACAAGCTCTGGCTCGACAAGAATTTCGATCCGGCCGTGCTGAAGGAATGGGACGCGACCGGGGCTTCCTGGGTGCCGATGACCTATGACAGGCTGTTCGGCCGCGCCGCCGTCGACAAGCTGACGGTGACAGGCGGCACAGGCAACGCGGTCGTGGTTTCCCAGCCGGCAGGTTTCCAGGCGAACCGGCTCTACCTGATGACGCCATCGGCCGGCAACAGCGGGGCCGTGACGATCACCGTCACAGGCGTTGGTGTCTATGGCGTGAAGTACGGCAACGGCGCCGACATCGCGGCGAGCGAATTCGCCGCCGCAAGGCAGACGGTGCTGTTTTTCACCGGGGTTCGCTTTGAGGTGGTGTTTCCGCTCAGTGGTCTGTCGGCCGCTGTTTTGGCCGCGCAGGCGTCCGCCGACGCTGCAGCCGCCTCGGCTTCCTCAGCTTCCACGTCGGCGTCAAACGCCTCGACCTCGGCCACCAATGCGAGCAACAGCGCAATTGCAGCGGCCACCTCTGTCGCGGCCTTGCCGTTCAACTTTTCAACCACGACGACCGATGCCGACCCCGGCGCCGGCATCTTCCGGCTCAACAATGCTGCGCCTGGCTCGGCGACGGCGGCCTACATCGACAATGTCGACAGTGATGGCCTGACGGCTACAGTCGTGCTCGACACATGGGACGACAGCACGAATCCGGTTCGCGGCGCCCTGACCATCCGATCGAAGACGAACGCCACAATCCGACACACCTACAATATCACCGGCTCGGTGGTCGACGGCACCGGCTATCGCAAGTTGACGCTGGCCTATGTCGGCGGGTCCGGCACGCTGGCCAACGGCGCGGCGCACTGGCTGATCTTCAGTCGGGCAGGCGACGCTGGCGAGGTGACGCTAGCAGGCACGCAGACCCTCACCAACAAGACGCTATCAAGCCCTACGATCACCGGAACATTGAATGCCCAAGGCTCGATTGTCGCGACCAACACCAGCGGGGCTGTAGGAGCGGCCCCCACGTTGGAACTGTACCGGGACGCCGTGGTTACCGGGAACATCGGCATCATCCGCTTTCCAGGGAAGAACGCCGCCGGGACAAAGATCATCTACGGTGACATCGTTACGACGATCATGAACAACGTTGCGGGGTCGGAATCCAGTATCTTGGATTTCCGTACCTATTGGGGCGGTGCTTACGCGGTCAAGTTCACCATAGGCTCCGGCTTCTGGATGAACGGTGCGGCCGGTGGCGACCCCGGCACAGGAAAGATCAACGCGACTGAACTGCAGCAGAACGGGGTGCCAGTCGCGACGGCTATCACCACCGCGCAAGGGGTTGCCAAAGCATGGGTGAACTTCAACGGCACCGGCATGGTCGCGATCCGCGACAGCTTTAACGTCACCTCCATCACTGACAACGGAACTGGTGACTACACGCTCAACCTCGGCGTTACGATGGGAAATTCCAACTATGCAGCCGTGGGGTCCGCGCGCTCTGATGCGGGTGCCGGTGCATACAATGTTGGCTGCGTGCAAACTATCACGCAGAACACTACGACCTGTCAGATACGTACACGTGCCGTAAACAATACTGCGCTCGATTGCGATATCACCAACGTGGCTATCTTTGGAGACTGACATGCACCGCATCATTTATCCAAATGGCGACGGCGTCGCCGTGGTAATCCCGGCTGAAAAGAGCGGGCTGCCAGTCGAAGAGATTGCACGCAAGGATGTGCCTGCAGGTGTGCCCTTTAAGATCGTCGCCACTGCCGACATCCCTGTCGATCGATCTCTGCGCGGTCTGTGGACAGCCGATTTCAGCAACCCTGATGGGTTTGGGATAGGCATAGCTGCTTGGTTGGCTGAGCACTACGCAATTGTTGAAGCTGCTCACGCCGACGAAATGGAGGACAGCAAATGACCGTTATTACTATCCAGCCCGCTCCGCCATCGCCTGTTCCCGACGTCGTCTCTTCTCGTCAATTTAAGATGCAGTTGGAGATCAACGAGCTAACTGCATCTGTTGAAGCCTGGGTGTCTTCTCAGCCCAAGCTTGTTCAGATCGCTTATGTCGAGAGCACGACCTTCAGTCGAAACGACACCATGTTGCGATCGGGATTCGCTGCGTTCGGGTACTCGTCGTCACGCGTGGATACATTCTTCACTGCCGCATCTAAGCTTTGACGCCGAAAATGGGACCAGCTATGGCGTAGCAATGAAGCGCCACGACTTAGTCATTCTCACAGGAAAGCAACGGCCGTTCTTGAACGATCTGTGGCTGCAAGTGCGTGAGAAGTTGCGTGGCGAGGAACGCCGATACGGCGGTCACCGCGGCGTCACTCGCAGCCTTGTCGAAGGTCTGCAGCAGATTTCCGGCGTCGACTGGCTGTATGCACGGCGCTACGGCAGGCTTCGGGCAAAGACTGTTCATGCTGTCGCCGACGCCCGTTCCGTGCGTACCGGTATCGCAGCAAAGAGGAACGGTCTGTGCGACCGGTTGATCGTAGGGCCGAACATTGTTGTCCGCGCCTTTGAAGAGGACTCGGTTCTAGCTTCTCCCGAGATTGATATGGTGCTGGTGCCAAGCCGATGGGTCAAAGCAGCCTATGAAGCTGATGAGCCGCGCCTGATCGGCAGGATTGCAGTCTGGCCAGCGGGGGTGGACGCCGATCATTGGGCACCAACAGGAGGGCCGCGCCGTACCGTCCTGCTCTATGAGAAGCGGCAGCCCGAAGCCGCAGAAGACGCGGCGGAAGTGGTCCGATCTGCGGGCTTCGAGCCCGTCACGATCCGCTATGGGCATTACCAACCCGAGGAGTTCAAGCGGGCTCTGGACCACGCGATAGTCTGTGTCGTCGTTGGTCAGAGCGAAAGCCAAGGCCTTGCACTAGCCGAGGCGTGGTCAATGGACGTGCCGACATTCGTCCGCCGATTTGACGTCATCCCGGAAGAGGGCACTCCTTGTAGTGCTGCCCCATACCTGACGCCGTCAACCGGAGCCTTCTGGTCGAGCAATGATGACCTGAAACGCCTGCTGGCCAGCGGGACGGATGCATACGCGCCGCGCGATTGGGTGTTGGCGAACAACACAGACAGTCACGCTGCGCAGGCGCTGCTGCAGATTGCTTTCCCCCAGGGGACTAAGGCGCAGACGCAGGCTGCGTAGACTGATTGCTCGTTTCTTCGATTCGCGTTGCAAATTCTGGGCCGGGTAGGCGGAACAGATCGATGTTCGCGCGGATTTTGCCAGGGCTCCAGTTCCACCATTGGACCGCTTGCAGCACCGAAACTGTATCGGGGTCAAAGCGCATTCGAACGAGTTTGGCCGGGTTCCCGGCAACAATTGCGTACGGCGGGATGTCCTTGGTAACGACGCTTCCTGCGGCTACGACCGCACCATTGCCGATGCTGACCCCCGGCATGATCATGGCGCGGTAGCCTATCCAAACATCGTGGCCAACGACAGTTGGTCCCTTGAATACAGAATCGTCGAACAGATCGCCAGTGCTGGCTATCGAGTAACCCGGATAAGTCGAAACCAGATCGGGCCGATGGTCGGTGCGGAAGAAAAAGACGACCTCGTCCGCAATCGAACAAAATGACCCGACAGATAGGGGGTTGTCATTCGGGTAGTAGCCGATGAGCGTTGCCTTGCCCACTCCATAGGTCTTCCGACCGATCTCGATGCCGAGTAGTGGCTCATGATCGGCATGCTTGGCGGTGGAAAGGAAATCGACCGTTCGCGGTCGCTCCTTTCGAAGCCCTAATCTGGTTCGCAGTCCACGCAGAAAGCCCATTCGCGACGGCATACCGATGCCGTCCAGAGTTGTCGAACTCATTTCACCCGTCTGCAACTTTCAGCTGCACAGTCCCTGCCGGAACAACGCTGGCTGACACCCGCAATGGAGCATCACCATAGACCGCAACGTCGCGCGGTCGCTTGCGCTCGTCCTGAAACATGTGGGGGCCGGTCGGATCAGTCGGCCGCTTTTGGCGGCACCACCACCAAGGGGTGATACTGGCGACCTTCCGCTGCTCCGTGAAGCCGGAGGCGACGACCCATATCTGGTGGTGTCAGAGATCGAGCTCGATCTATCCGAACAAGCGGTCGACGGGCTTTGCGTAGCGGCCGGCAAGATCACCTCGGCGCCATGCATTCGCATTGCCTGCCACGTGCTCCGGCACCTGGCCCAGCTTGGCGTGCGCATTCAACTGTGGCCGGAGCAGTCAGGCCGACTTCTGCCTGCCGCGAAAAACCGACCATGCAATCAGGCTGGCCCCGATCAGGGTTGCACCCCAAGCGATCAGCGTCGGCATCATCGGACTGCCGAAGCATCCATAGAGCCCGATGTAATCCATCTGGTAGCAGTGTCTGGCTGGGTTTTCGTTCTCAAAGCTGTAGGTCCGCGTGAACATTCCGTTGAAGAACAAAAACACGCCAGCGATCAAGATCACCCACTTCATCTCGCCCTCCATCCCGTTGACGCGGGCAGATTGAACGACTTCATCATCAAAGGAAATCACCAGTGGCCGCAATCTGCACCGGCGCCGGGCTCGTCCTGAAACGTGAGGGGCTGATCGCACCGCGATCCGGATACCATCGCGCTAGTAGCCGGCCAGCCAGAAAAGCCCGCTAGCCGTACCAAACGCTACGGCGATGCAGGACAGGTCTGTCCATCGCGGTCCTGGAACGTCGCTCAAATGGTCGATAGGTGCCATGTGATCGATACGAGAGCCCCCTGAGCCACGGAGATATAGCGCGCGTCTTTTAAGGTCATTGTCGCTGCGAGACGACTTCAGATCGGCCGTCATACTCGCCTCCCTAAGAAGATCGCTCAACTCCTTGGACGGCTGACCGTTCCATGCCGCTGCGGGGTCGTCTGGCGCCTGGCCGACCCCCAGTGGAGGAAGAGGCGATGGCCCCGCTCACTGCTGCGGGGCCTATCAGGACTACGCGGCGTCCGAGACGTCCGACATTTGGTCAAAAATGCCTTCCGGAAGGCCGAGGGCTCGCGCAATGCGGTCCCGGTATCCCTTTTCGAAGCGATGCCCGGCCTCGATGCTTTCGACTTCATCGACCGTAAGCCCACTTGTCACAGCGACGGCGCCGATCGAATAGCCCAAATATTGGCGGTAAGCCTGGATGGCGGGCGTTCCATTTGCAATTTCGGACAGAACTTCTGCCGGCAGCGCGAAGGGCGTTGCAATAGACATTTAGCCTCCAATTTTGAGAACAGCGCCAGCGGTCGTTTGAAATGCGTCAGCGCTGCTATTGAGGTGGCATGCCGGGAAAGCCGGCAACCGAAAGCGTCACTCCCGAAACGGTGAGAGGCGCAATCGCAATATGGTGCCTGGCCCCAATGTGATCAAGCCATTCCGTCGATGTCAGATCGTCGGACGAACGCGACGTTGCGTCACCGCGTCTGCTGTGCTGCTCAAACTAACCCCCAACCGAAGGAACTTCTCATGGACCGCAACTTTGCGCGGGCTCTTCAGCTCGTCCTCAAACATGAAGGTGGCTGGTCGGATCATCCGGCCGATCCGGGCGGCGCTACCATGAAGGGGGTGACGCAGGCGAATTTCCGCCGCTACGTGAAGCCGGACGCGACCAAGGACGATCTACGCAAGATCACCGACGCGCAGTTGGCCACTGTCTACCGCCGCTTCTACTGGGACGCGGTGCATGGCGCCGAGCTTCCCGACGGCATCGACTATGCCGTCTTCGATTTTGCCGTGAACAGCGGGCCGGGCAGGGCGGGCAAGTACCTCCAGGGCGTCGTCGGTGTCGTACAGGACGGCAGGATCGGCCCGGCCACGCTGAATGCGACCAAAGCGATGATGCGCGCGACGGTCATCAACGATCTCTGCGACAGGCGGATGAGGTTCCTGCGCGGCCTGAACACCTGGCCGAGCTTCGGCACGGGCTGGACCGCCCGCGTCTCCGGCGTTCGCGCGGCGGCACTGAAACTGGCCCAGCCTGACGCGGCCCCGGTGTCACCTGCGTCAGTGGGGACCAAGGAGCCGCCTGCGCCGGCGCCTGTGAAACCCGCACCATCGCCTGATGCCGCCGGGCCGGCCAAGGGGCTGGCCTTCTTCCTGCACCTCATCACCAGGGCGATTGCCGCCTGGTTCTCCAGAGGACGCTGACCATGGCCCCGATCATCCGTATCCTGCTTCGTTATGTGACGCTTCCGCTGCTGGCGCTCGGCTGGATCCTGCCCGAGGAACAGCAGGCGCTCATCGCCGATCCCGAGATCGTCGCCTGGGTCAGCACCGGCCTCGGCATCATCGCGCCGCTGGTTGCCGAGGGCTGGTACTGGGCGGCGCGCAGCTTCGGCTGGGCGAAATGACGGCGCGCGCCGTCACTGTCGGCGAGGCGCTGACCGTGATGGGCTGCGTATTCGGGCTCGTCGCCGTCGTGCTCGTCATCGCCGTCACGCGGCAGCGTCGGGGAAGGGGCTCATGACCATGATCGGCTTCCTCCTCTCCAGCCCGACACTGATCGCGATCTTCGGCGGCGTGCTGGCAGCACTTGTCGCCTTCCTCCGAGGCAACAGCCGCGGCGCCCGCCGCGAGCGCGAGATACAGGCGAAGGCCGAGCAGAAGGCGAGGGACATCGCCGACGAGGTGCAATCGGACATTGGCGCGATGTCTCCAGAGCAGCTGCGCGCCGAGCTCGCCAAAAGGACGCGGCCATCAGGACCAACCAGGAGGACACGTCCATGAGGACACGGGCCATGAGGACACTGGCTATGAGGATACGGCCATGAAGCGCCGGCTGCTCGATCTCGTCACGCGGATCCTGCTTATGATCGTCGTGCTGACCGGAGCTGCTGCCTGCACCACAGCCCGGGGCAGCATCTGCCTTGGCCCCGACATGCGTTATCGGCAACAGGTCTATGACGTCATGAGCGACGACGAGGCAGCGCGCCACCTGGCCAGCCTCAAGCTGCGCGAAGAACTCTGCGGCAGGTCGACATGATCGCCCAGGCCACGGTTCTCGTCATGCCGATCAACGACGTCCTGTTGATCGGCTGGCTGGCGGGGAGGGCGCTGCAATGAGCGAACGGAACAGCGAGATGGACAGCGACCTGCGTTCCCGGCTGGTGGCTCTCGAGCATCAAGGCGCAAGCCGCGACCAGCGCCTGGCGGCGCTGGAAGCCCGGCAGCGCCAGAGCGACATCGCCGAGGCCCGCAAGGACGAGCAGTTCAAGCACATGGATATGCGGTTTTCGACGCTCGATGCCAAGATCGACGGCGTCAGCGGCACGCTCAACTGGATCGCCAAGCTGGTCATCAGCGGCATCATCCTGGCCATTGTCGCCTTCATGATGGGCGGCGGCTTCAAGCTGCCTTGATCAGGCGTGCCGTTCGCGGGTAGACCATGGGGCGTCCGCCTGCTTGCCGCCCACCGGGAGATAGCCGCCCACCCGCTATTCCTCACTATGAGTAAATGTGGATAAATGCCCCTATGCGTACCATATGAGTCGGGAGGCAACTCGTTGGCGCTGATATCGATCGAAGTGCCGGCAGATCGCATCGATGAAGCGATCAGCAACCCGGATGCGTTGCAAATCGCATATGACGTGGGCGTACTAGAGCTTCTTTCCATTGGCATAGCAATGCTGGGGTTGGGTCTAGTGATACTCAGCCTTTTTGCGTATCTTACATTGCGCCGTGCAGCTCAGTCCTCGGCTCGAGAAGTCGCAATGGCAGAAGTTCCTGCCGCAGTTGATCGCCATATTCGTGATGATGGTTTTGCGGTAATTAAGCAGGTCCTGAAGGACCCGCAAGCACTGGCTACTCTCCAGGCGGAATGGGAGAAACTTGGACTTACGAACGCTTCAGAAGCTGATCTTGTGGAAGGTAGCCTTATGGAGGCATTCAATGAGCGACCTAGATAAGATCTCCAGTTTCTTGGACGAAGTGCCGGTGAATCTTGAAGGAGCCCTACGCGCTCTTGGTCTACGCGTTGTCACCGACGCAAATCTTGATCCTGATGTCTCTGGCCACATCCGCAAGGTCGAGCCAGGAAGGTATGAAATTGCATCGGCTGGCGGAGAACCTGTTTCACGCCAAAGGTTTACGGTCGCGCATGAACTCGGCCACTATATTCTTCATCGCAATCTAATCGGCGATGGTATTAACGACAGCACCAAGTACCGAACTATGCGGGGAAGCCGATTGTACAACAGTCGCATTGACGATGTGCACGAGCGCCAAGCCAATAGTTTTGCCGCCAACATTCTTATGCCGGAACACACACTTCGGCGTGACATTGGTTGGTACGGAACGGTCGAAGATGCTGCCAGGGCGTACAATGTTTCGCGCTCAGCAATGCGATGGCGGCTCAAAAATCTTGGGCTCTATGAAGACGTGGACGACCCTGAGGAAGGGCATTCTGCCCGTCCGCGCGCTCGAGTGGACTTGTAGAAAGTGTCACTTGCGACATGTGCCGCCCCGCTGCCGAAAGGTGGCGGGGCGTTTTTGTCGTCGAACGGCGATTAGAAGTGGTAGTTCACGCCTAACCGCGCGGTATGGAACTTGAAGTCGGCGTAAAAGCCATCGCCGTTTCCATCGCCAAAATGGGCTCTTCCCAGATCGACAAACAGGTATTCGGCCTTGGCCGACCATTTTTCGTTGAAAGCCCATTCCAAGCCGCCGCCTGCGGTCCATCCCGCTTTGGTGTCGCTGCCGCACCAATTGTCGCCTGGACACGCGCCATCAAGTTCACCACTGACACGACCCATCGCCACACCGGCTGAAACAAAGGGCAGGACTGGACCGACCGCATACCCCAGACGAGCGCGCAGCGTTGCGGTCCAATCAACCTGAAACGTGCAGATGTCCTCATCACCGCAGCCCCAGTCCTCGCCACCGTCGCCTTTACCCGACATGCTCGCCGCCGCAACGTCACCCTCGACGCCAACAACCAAGTTGCCGAACTGCTTGTTGTAGCCAGCTGTTAGGCCGCCGATGGCCCCCGAGTAGCCGATGTCATCGGAATGTACGCCATCGAATGCGCTGGTATTGCCAGAGCCGTATCCAATCATGCCGCCCAGATAGACGCCCGACCAATCAATAGGGCCATTCTCTCCGGCACGTGCTGCACCGGGGCCTAACAAACTGGCGCTCAACAGCAACGAAAACAGAGGTTTCTTGAAGTTCTCGCGAACGATGGACAT